CGATTTCGACCACCGAGCCCCGGCCCGAGGGCGTCAAGGTTGTGCCGGTTCCCGGGGTGCCGGTCGACAAAGTGTTGACGTAGGCGTTCGAGCCGGCCATGAGCGCGGTCGTCAGCAGGCCGTTATAAGCATAGTTCGGATTGGCCGAACTATCCCCTGTAATCGCGGTTTGAGGTTGGTTTCCGGTACTGAGCGGCGCCGAAACAGCGAGACTGTTGATCGTCGTGATCGCCTGCAATGTCTCGGTTCCGGTCGAGGCCGAGACGTACCAGGCATAGGCGACGGCGCCCATGATCGGGGCGACGCTGCAAAACAAGGTCTGGCCGAGTGTTACTGCCTGGCTCGCCTCACCGCTGATGTTCGATGAGCCACCGTTGAGCGCGAAGGTCTTGTTGTCGACGCCGGTGATGGTCTTGGTTGTGGCAACGCCGGCCGCCACGCTGGAATTCTGATAGCCTTCGAGGGTCAGGGCCACAACCTTGACGAAATACGTTCCAGCGGGCAGGATAGCACCGCTGCCTGATGCCGACAGGGTCGGGGTCGCTGGGGTACCCAGCATCAGCGAGGCGTTTCCAGCGAGGATCGCCATCTCCTCTTTCAGCATCATCTTTTGCAATAGCCGGAAAGTCATCCGCGCCTGGATGTCTTCGAACTCGCGACCGGCCGAGATCGCTTCAAAGGTCGCGGCGTCCTCCTCGCCAATAGTGACAAAGGTGGCAGACTTGCTCGAGGTCGAATACGACATCTGGCCCGAGCGTTGACCTTCCGGAACCCAGCCCATTGCGTCGAAGCCGGAGCCGATGATCGCATTGACCTGGCGCCAATTGGTCGCGGTGCCGGTGCCGCCGCCTACTCGCGGCATGACGTTGCGAATCGGGGTGACAAAGGGATAGAGATTTTTCGCGGGTGCCTGCAGGTCGTAGGCGACGAGGCCGGTCGCGGTCGAGATCGATTTGGTGAGCGTGTCGTCCGGCGTGGCCAGAGCTCTCTTCAACAGCTCCAGCGATTCCTGGGTAATCGAACTCATTTACAATTCCTCCCAACAGGGGGGCAAAGAAAACCCGGCGAGGCGCCGGGTTCGGTTACGGCGTTAGAGCCGAATTTACTCGCCGCGCGTCTCCTTCGCCCGCATCAGGCCGGGCGGCTGGATCGGTCGCGCATAGCTCGCCTTGATCAATGTCAGGGTCTGCTCTTCCTTGCTCATTCGAGAAAAAGCCGCGGCGAGTTCGTCGGGCGAGATGCCATCGCCGCCGGCGTCTTGTTGTTTGGAAATCGCGGTGACGTTTTTGGCAACCGCAAGTGGCGGCAGCGGGGTGCGCGCGATATCTTCGACCCTCTTCGTCAACTGATCGAGTCGCGGCACAATGTCGGTCAGGGTCGCGATCAAGGCCGCCTTTTCGGCTCGCTCCCCAGCCAGCATCTTGGAAAGGTTTCCCATCGCGGCTTTGCCGGGTTCAAATTCCGTTCCTTCCCATTCGGCCTTGTCGGCAAATCCGGCGGCGTCGCATTTCGCCCCGGCGGCTACGAGATGATCGTGCGCTTTGGCGAGGTGGCCCAGTGTCTCCTTGGAATGACGGGCGCCGGCTTTGGCGGTAACGCAACATTCGCCATCCGTCAGCTTGCCGATGCAGTCATGGGCCATATCCATCAACGCTTGATGACCCTGTCCCCTTTTGCCCAGCGCCGTCGCGATCATTTCCAGCATTCCATTTGCGGCGCCCGACAGCGGGTGCTTCGAGGCATCAACCGTGGAGTTTTGGCCCGGCCGGAATTCCGCCGCTGGTGGGCGGACCATAGGGGGCGCGGTTTCGGGGTAACGCGCGGTATCGACCGTCGCTTCCTCACTCGCCATGGCACCTGCGGCCTGCAACGCGTCGCGCGCCTTGGCGACGTGGCTCCTTTCAGCGAACAGCAAGCCATCCATCCCCATGCATTTATTGATCGCATGATAGGCGAGGTCGAGGAGCGCCTGGTCCCCGTCGCTATGCTTGGTTTTGGCGAGGATCGCGGCGCCGAATTTCTGCATTTTCACGCTTCGGCCTCGGCACAAATCAGCAATGAGAGTGGCGCCGGTCCTCCCGGCCGCCATGACCATAATGTCCGAAGCGCTCGGTTGCTCAGGGTCGGCGACGAGCTCCGCGTCATTTAAAATCTCACTGGTCTCTTCCGCCACCAGCGCATTAAGAAACCCGCACAGCTCGCCAATGACGGCTTGCAGCCTTGCGGGCTGCGGCGAGCCGTCGCCTTCCATCGCCGCTTCGACCAGGAGGTTCTCCTTCAGCCAGTTGAGATCGAGTATGATCCGCGCGACATGGCCGACGTCCCATAGTGCCTTTGTTAAGGCGAGACGGGTCGGGGTTCTTCCCGAACTTCTCATGTCTTGCGTCGAGGGAGGGCCTTCCTTATCGATTTTTGCTTTCCAGGCGGCGAGGATGCGGGCCTTGATCTTGTCGAGTTGGGCCGCTGTGTACCTCTGCGCATTGCTCGGCCGATTGATGAAGTTCCAGGCGGCGCGGATGTGCGCTTCGGTGTCGATCGGGTAGCGTTTCTTGCCGTCGGACTGATAACCCGGATCGGCGTATGCCACATCGCCGTAGGGTTCTTCATTCTCGGCCTTGTCCTGGGCCTTCTCCAGCGCGTCTTCGGCGGTCGCGATTGCGTTTCTCGCCGCGGCAATTAAATCAAGCCCCGAACCTGCTAGTTGTTCCTGGCACTTCAATGCCTCGGCCTTGGCAAGATGACGGTGCTCGGGCACGCCGCAGGCCCAGATTTGGAATGGCGGGTTGAACCGGGTCTCCGGCATGGGTGAAGCTCCTGACGCTTTCCAATAATCGAAAACCGCTTCGGGGTTGGCCGGACGATCGACCAAAGAAATCTCGTTCAACACAAGCCCGGTGATCGTCTTGTAGTCGGCGGGGTCGCGCTGCGTTATACGTCCGCCAATCGAATAGCCGTTGTAGACACCCTCCACCACCTTCTGCCACGCCTGATCGTCAACGATCTTGGCTCCGACATAGAGACCTTTGTCATCGACCGCGGCTTCCTTGGCGACACCAACCGCAGAGAGCTGGTGCATCTCTCGAATATTGGCAAATTTCATATAGTCGCCGAGCGCCCTAACGAGTGCATCGCGTTTGACGATCTCGCCTTGGTCGTCGCGCGCTTCGGTCGAGGCGTAACCCCATACTTCACGCCTTTCAGCATCGACCTTGGCGATTGGCAGATAAATTCTCATCGTCCGATTTCCGGGCTGTAGTGCTGGTTTCAGCTGAGAAGGGTTGCCGCAATCAAAAGCAAAAGTTAGACCGTTCTGGATGGCGATTTGCTGGGTCATTAACCCGAAGGCGCACACAGCACAGACGAATTGAGCTTCAAAACCCGGCCGTCGCTGAGCGTAGCTGTAGCTTCAAGAATATAGGTTGCGCCGATGGCTGACGCTGGCATCCCGCCGATAGTAGCGACCGAGAACGAGCCGGTTTTTGTTTGCAGAGAGCCGTCACGGGGCGACCGCAATTGGATCATCATTTCCGAGGCGGCCGCCAAAACCCGCGCTTGAGGAGTGGGGTCGGTTGCGGTCTGAAAGGGGGCGAGTGCGGAGGTCCAACTCGTCGATACGATCGTTGCCGCTCCCACATCCGCGGTGAAATCGAAAGCAAAATAATCGACCTCGCCGACCTCGATTGGGTCGAACGCCATCGGCAAACGCATCTTAGTTTCTCCGAAGAAGGCGAATTCGCCCTGGCGTCGTCAGCAGCCGAACCCGGTTGGGGCCGGTGTCCACTGAAAACAATTCAACAGAGGAAGTTCCTACACTCTCAATTAACAATGCAGAGTCGGCTACTATTACGATACCACCTGAAGATAACTCGACGACCAATTCGGCAACAGGTAAAAGTCGGCTGAGCACCTCTGCCGCCCCGGGATTGTCGTGCCATGTGGTGCCGACCCATTCGACGGCGTGGTTTTGGTCGACTGCGAGAACCGCGACCGTCTCCACCGCAGCGGCAATATCACGCCTCAATCTTGCGCTCCACTCGGGCGCCATCAGGGCGTCGCGCTCCACCAACACCCCACCCGACCATTCAATCGGCGCCGGCCAATAAATCGCAGCGGAAGAGAGGAGTTCCGTCGTCAGCAAGGGCACTGTACGCAAGACGGTTGACACATCTAATGCGATGGCCGGATCGACCAATAAGCGACGGCTGCTTTCGACTAGATTGTTGCTGTCTCGTAGGGGCGTACCGGCCAGCTCGAGCCTGGCCGCGACATCGGCCGCGGGCGAGGCCTGGACTTCTGCTCGAATTATTGCGTCTGAATTTAATTCAGTCCCGCTGGTGCCGAGGCTTTCCAGCGGGGTCGTGAGATCTCGCCGCCCGGCTGCCAAAAATTCTACCGGGTCGCCGCCCGCCTGAAAGCTGACGACGATCAGCCCCGCTGCCCCGTTGCCGCCGCGCCCCGCCCCCGAGCCGGGGAAGGTGTTGCCGCCGCCGCCGCCGCCGCCGCCGTAGTTGCCGGCGTCGCCGCCCTGGCCGGTCGCGGTCGCGTTGCCGAGCCCGCAGGCGCCGCCGCCGCCGCCGCCGCAGCCATGGCTGCCCCATTCCGACCCCGTGGCGCCATTGCCGGCGGCATCGCCGACGATCGAGGTGCTTTCGCCGTCCAGGGTCGAGCCGCCGCCGCCGCCGCCGGTGCCCGCCGTGCCCGGGTTGCCGGCGACCGAAATGTTACTTCCTGGCGCTGCGTAAACCGAGGCGCCGCCGCCGGTGCCGCCGGGGCCGTTGCCGCCGGCGCCGCCGGTGTAGGAACCTGGGATATTGCCTTGCTCGCCGGCAGTGCCGCCATCAGCGCCGCCGCCGCCGCTGCCGGGGCCAGCGGCACCTTCGGCGCCGGCGCCCCCGTTGCCCGATGGGCCAGCCGCACCGCCGCCGCCCGAGCCGCCATCGTTGCCCGACGAGTTGTTGCCGCCGGCGCCACCGGTATGGGTCAGGCTCGCGGCCGAGCCGCCGCCTACTCCGCCGGGGCCGCCGCCATTGGCGGGGCTGCCATTGATCAGATAGGCGGCAAGGCCGCCGGTGCCACCAGACGCGTTGACCAATGCTGTCGAAAAGCTTGTCCCGCCAAACCACGTGCCGCTGCCGTTGGCGCCGGTCCCGGCCGAGTTGCCGCCTTGGGCCGCAGCACCGCCAGCGCCGCCGGCGCCAATCCCGATATTGACCACCTGACCCGGCGTCAGCGCCAGGTTCACCGCCTTGGCATAGCCGCCGGCGCCGCCGCCCGCCGCCGGCGAGAAACCATAGCCGGTGCCGCCGCCGCCGCCATCGCCGACGACCTCGACCGTGTTGTTGGCGCTGTTCCAGTTGGCCGGGACCGTCCAGGTCGAGCCCGACGTCAGAAAGACGCGCACCGCCCCAGCCGGCTGCGCGCGCAGCACCGTCTCGGCGAATTCGAGTGGCGCCAGCACGTCGGCGGTGACCGATGTGCCGCTCGACCCCGGCTCAAATGAAACAACGATCGCAGCCGCATTGGCGGCCCCAGTCCATGACCAATCGGGGTTGATCGCCGCGGCCGTGGACTGTTCGTCATAGGCGGTCGAGCTGCCTTCGTTTACGTTGTTGACCCACGGCGCATTTTCCTGGACCGTGCCGACGCTGATCGTCTGGCTCGACCCGCCGTCTGTCCCGAGGGCGGCGATGATCAGGGAATTGCTTACCGAGGGCGTGATCGAGCCGGCGGCAAGAGACGTGGCGCTCGCCGCCGTGGCGTGGCTTACCTGGTCGTAGCTGCCGCTGCCTGGCGAACCGGAGAACGCCAATACGTTAATCGCGGGATAGCAACCCCCGGCGGTGGCCGAGAAGGTGTGCGCGGCGCCGACCGTCGGCCCAAGAGAAAAGTACAGGGATGTTGTGACGGCGTCTTGGGTGAAGGCTCCGATCTGCTGCCACGAGTTGCTTTTGCTGTCGGAAAAGCTTGGCGTCGCTGCGTTGTAGTGGCTGACCTCGACAACAATCAGGTCGGCCCCAGTCGTGTTGATGCTTGAGGTCGACCCACCGCTTGGGCCGGGCGTCGCCGAGGTAGACGCAATGAGGTTCCAGGTCATGGGTTATCCGACCGGGCCAATGATCATCCAAACTGGCGCGCCGCCCCTAGAACGCGGAAGCAGCCTGAACACGAAAGCCTGGGTGCTACCGTCGAGAGCTAAATTCATCGACCGCCGCCGCCGAGCGTGGCCATCGGCGGATGCAGGATGCCGGTGCGGGCGTTGAGCACCTGGTCCTACAGTCTGCCGCGCTGCAATTCGATGCGGGTTCACGGCGCGGGCGAGGCTCTGCTGCACGCCTCCGGGCATCGCTTCGAGCCGCTTCACCATCTCGCGATCCCCGGCTAATTTGACTGAAAAATCATGGCGGCTGACGTGTCGTCCTGACCCGACCGCGGAAGATCAGCGGCGGCAGCCGTCGACGCCGCGGGTGCAACGGTTCGAAGCTCTTGAAGGTTTGCAGCGTCTCGCTCCAGGCGAAATGAGGGAAAGGACCCCATTGCGAGCGGCGCACCAAAAGATAGCCGCCAAACCGCCGCCACCGCCCCAGTGCCCAAAAGAGGCAGTTTGAGCGGCCGAAGATCATATCGCGTCGATCGCCAGGGTCGGCTGATTGATCGCCCATGACGGCAGGCCGCCAAGCGCGTCGGCCATGATCACGTCGCGGTCGATGTCGATCCCGGCGACCTGCCCGTATTGCACGAACTGCTGCATGCAGGGGCCGCGTACCGCGACCGCTGGCGTGTCGGCGCTGAGCGAGCGCCAGTATTGCGTCACGATCAGGTCGAGATAAATCTGACCCGAGGTCAGCGGGCAATCGGCGCTGAAGTAGAGACCCGGCAAATATCTTGCCGCCGCCACCGCGCGGCACCACGAATTGACATAGGCGATGATCGCCCGATCGCCGCAGCCGGGCCGCATGTTTTCGAGATCAAGCCAGAGGGTAGCACCCCGCGGATACCCGACGCTCGACGCATTCGCCGCGGCAGCCGTCCCGTATTGCGTGCCGACGGCAGGCGTCGGCGTCCAATAGGCCGGCGGGCAATGCTGCACCAGCATCAGCCCGAGGCCGGCCTCGATGATCGTCTGCGCCTCACTCGCGGAAATGTCGCCCGCGGCGTTCGAGCTGGTGCGGCTGACATAGCGGATAGCGCAGACGTAACCTTGCGCGGCGAGCGCCGGTGCCTGTGCTTGCGTCAACACCGTGTCCGTGTCGAACGCTTGCGCGCCGGGCGTGGCTAGGACTGAGATAAACGTCATCGACGGCCCGCCACGATGCGAAGCCGAACCATCAGGTCGTCGTCCCCTGCGTGCGCAGGTCGGCCGACCCCTTGTAGGCGGCGGTGCCGGCCGGCAGGGTCAGCCGCAGCCACACGCCTTGCGCGCCGATGGCGTTGGGCGCCGCACCAGACGGCAGGTTGCCCGGCGACGGCACGCTGATAAAGGCGGGCTGGGTGACAAACGCGCCAGATCCGGTCGCCACAAAGGACGACGCCTGCTGCCGCGGGTTGCAGGTGTTGGTGTCGTTGAGCGCTGTCGTCAGCGCCGCGTCGAGCAATGCCCCCGACGGCAGGGTCGGGGTTTCGCTGGCGATCTCGATCTGCGCCCCGGTGAGGGCGGTTGCGGTGTTGTTGTTGACGACAAATACCTTCTCGAAAAAGTATCGCGCCGATCCGGTCGGCACGTCGGCGGCCGAGGTCGAGAAGCAGCGGATCACCGAGGTCACCGGGTTGGGGTCGCCATAGGAGGCCCCCGAGCTGGCAAAGCCTGTCTCGAACAGCATCCCTTGAAACACGCTGTAGGTTGTCGCGTTTGTCGGGATCGTCGACCAGTCGCGATTGATCGCCACCACGTCGGTGCCGTAGCCCGAAGTCGCGATAATCATGCGGAGCTGGTATTCGACGCCGGACGGGCTGTTGTTGGTGATCTGAATGATTTGGCCGGGCGAGACGCTGGCGCCGTCGCCCGATTGCAATTTCATCAGCGCTGGCGTCGTACCGCTGTGGCTGGCTGCACCAGTCTGCGCGGTGTGCCCGGAGATCACCGCGATGTTGCTGATCCCCGCCACGTCGCCGACCGGCATCAAATAGACCGCGGCGCCCGAAGAATGCGCGACGCCGCCCTGAAACCCGGAGACGCCGCGCGTCACGGTCCAGGTGGTCGTGCCCTGGCCGCCGGTCACCTGCATGATCTCGAAGCTGGCTCCGGTATCGACCGCGACATAATAGTTGCCGGAGGACGGGAAATTGGTGTCCGCCGTAACCGTCATCGAGGTGGCGGAACTGGTGATGTTCGCCGAGAGCGTCGTATCGGCGCCCCCGGTCGGGGCGGAAAGCGGCCCGTTCGGCGAAGCGCCGGAGACGACGCCGTAGAGCAGCCGCTCGAAGCTCTGCGAGCCGCTGACGGGCGTGTTGCCGTTGAGCGTGACCGCCGCCGGGGTCTGGACCACTCCGGAGCTGTCGCGCCCCGCGACCTGGATTTGAACGTGCGTATCGGTGGCGCTCGACGAGACGAAGTTGATCGTACCGGCCGGCGTGATGTCGTAGAAGGCGACGCGGCGCGAAAAATCGACCGCGCCGCCAACAGTAGTTCCATCGGCCTCCGGCATGTAGGCCGAGCCATAGGCAACGAGGTCGCTCGGAAGAACGCTCATATTGGCTCCTTAATTTCTCGTCTTTGACAGCAGGGCGCGTGCGGCCGCAAAAAGCAGCATCGTTTAAAAGCATCGCGATTGAGGAGTAGCGCCGCAGACTGGGCTTGGTGCCAGCTACTTTCGGCCGGGATGCTCCCCGCTCGAATAGACCCGGAACTCGCGCGGATCAGCCTCTAATGGGAGTGATCTGCTAATCCAATGTTGGGCTCGGCCTCAGTGGAATCGGGCCTGTTGGGGTTAGAAAAATCGGCCGGTCGCCGCCTTCAGTCGGCGGCAACCCGAGGATGTCGCGCGCCTCGTTCAAAGTATAGATTCCGTCCTTGACGTAGATGTCGAGTATGGATGCCTGATCTTTTGGATCAGTGGGTCTCGCGCCTGACCAGACGAACTCGAGGTCCGCGTGCCCCATACGGTCCTGTATGACGCCGTCGACGAGGCGTTTGACCCAGCCGGTCAGCGGAGCAAGGCCCTCCTCGAGCGCCGTCTCCTGCGCGGATTGGGCCGTCGCACGATTCACTTGCGGGGTGAACGCCGTGGGCGGCAGGGAAAAGGCGTAGCAGACGATCCGAGCCAACCACTCGTCGAACTCGTCCTTGTACGGCGCCTCTTTAAACGCTTGGTATCTTGCGCCAGTCGGCGCCCAAATTAACCGGGTCCGGCTGCCCGTGTTGCCGGCGAGGATGGAGTCGAACCATTCCTGGAATTGGCGGATCTGCTCCGCATTCCAGCCGTCCGGAGCATTCAACAGGCCGGGCGGGACGTTGCCCTCGGTGAAGTGCTGCAGCTGCATGAGTTGGCGGCGCAAGCCGATATTGATGGTCATGACGATCTGTTCACACGGCCCGAACCCATACGCCTTATGCGGCCGTCGGTTTCGAGGCAGGTAAAGCAGCTCATCCGCGGTCAGAAGTCGCCACGGGCGGCCATGAATGACCTGTTCATAAGCTGGCGCTGGCGGCCCAGGGCGCCGACCGGTATCATCGACCAATACTTTGATCGTCGAACCGTCGACAACGTCGAGACCGATAATGTCACCGCCACGGTTGCGTCGCATTTCGAGACACGGCGCATCCAACACCAGCAGATCTTCGAGCAACTCTCGTAACCAAGTTCCAAATGGCTGCTCGGCGTCGGGTTTCCGCCAGAATTCAGTCAGCGCCGCAATGCGCGCCGACACGTCCGTGGTTGGTTTATGTTCGTTGCGCGGCCTAATCTCCCATTCGAGTTTTTCGATCTGATCCTTACGGGTCTCGATCGCCAGCCGGGTAATGTCATGGTTTTCTGCCAACGCGCGCAGTTCGTGAAACCCGGTCGGCTCGTAACCGCGTGGTGTGTAAATCGTATTGTAACCAACCGGGAAATCCCAAACCCGGACACGCTCGCGTTCGGGCGGAACCAGCGGATAGCCCGGCGAAAAAATCCCTTGATCGGGTTGAAAGACCTCCCGATACTGGGTGATATCGTTTTGTGAACCCAACCCGCCCCAACTATAGGAAGCAAGAGAGGTGCGCTTTCCGCTTGGCGCGGTCATGCCGCTACCTCGGAAAGCTTCGAGCTGCGCGATAACCACATTGTCATCCTCGCGCTTCTGTCAATCTCATGAGACATCATCATGTTGGCGGCCGGAAGCACGAGAGATCGATACGGCTCTTGCAGCGGCCCGAGATGATCGCACTCTCTGCGGTCGAGGCCTCTCCGCTCAGAATGAAGACAGTGCCGCGCGCTTCCACGTATTCGGCGCGGCGCAGAAATAAAGATAGTTGATGTCGGCCTGGAGCTGCCCAACGTTACACGGGGCCCCGCTCGAAGCCGGCGTGCCAGGCGAGATCAAACCGCCAAGCGCATTGATCGTTTGCGGCGTAGCGCCGACAATCCGGAAATTGCTGCCGTCAAAACGGAGCTGGAGGAATTCGTAGTTTTGCCCGGCGGCAAGAGCGATCGACGAAGTGGAGGTGCCCCCTCGCGCTGGTTCGAGGATCGATCCGCCTGAAACTTCGTTGACCTGAACGGCCAGCGGCTTTCCGTCATCGGTCGCGAACCCCATGGTCCAGCCGGGCGCAATGGTCGTCGTCGCCGGCAATGTTACGGTGAGCCCGGCAGAGGTGTTATAGCTCGACAATGCGTTGCCGTTGTCGCTCGGCCCCGCAGCATAAGTTGCCGCCGATGGAAAATTCCAACGGTTGATGTCGGGCGTCGAGCCGGACATCCCGGTCAGGGCGGCCGTCGCCGGCGTCGCTTCCGTAACCCGGAAGTTGCTGCCGTCAAAGCGCAGAACCAGCAGCTCATAATTTCCGGAGGCGAGAGACAAATTATTGAGCGCGTTCCCGCTGCCCGGATAAAGAATATTCCCGCCCGACGTGCTATTGACCTGGACATTGGCGATCTTGCCGTTGTCGTTGGTAAGCCCGATCGTCCAGCCCATCGAGATCGTATTTGTCGGGGGCAGGATCACGGTCAGAAAGGCGCCCGTGCTGTTGTAGGCCGAGATCACATTGCCGTTGTCGGCTCGGTTCGCGGCATAGGCGGTCGACCCCGACGGAAAGCTCCAATGCGAAATCGAGGCCGAGCCGATGCCGCCAATCGCCTGCCAGGTCGCCGGGGTGGCATCGACAACGCGGAAATTGCCGCCGGCCGACAAACTATCATATTGCACGGTCAAATATTCGTAGGCGCCTTCGCTGTTGTTGGCAAGGCTGACCGACATCGCCGAGGCACCCGACCCCGGCCAGATGATGCGGCCGCCGGCTGTGCTGTTCACCGCGACGGTCAGCGGCTTGTTGTTGTCGGTGGCGAACCCCATTGACCAGCCGTTGGGCAGGCTGGTGGTTGGGGGCAGGGTGACGGTGAGCCCGCCCGACGTATCGTACGAGGACAAGGTGTTGCCGTTGTCGCCGAGCGTGGCGGCGTAACCCGAACTCGTCGGATAAAGCCAATTGCTCGGCCAGGGCGGGGGCTCAAAACCCATGTTCAGCCGTGTGTTTCGGGTTGACGACACAATACGCCAATTGTTGCCATCGGACTGCACGCGCAGGTATTCGTAATTCCCGCCGCCCAATGTCACCGATGGCACGAACTTGCCCCCCAGCACGATATTGCCGGTCGGTGCGTCGACGGTCATTCCTTTGCCATTGTCGGTCGCGACCGCCATCGACCAGCCGGAATTCACATTGGCGACAGGTGGTAGCGTAACCACCATCGATGCCCCCGGCGCGTTGTAGCTGGAAATCGAGATTCCATCGTCGATCGGTGCTGCCGTGTAAGTTGCCGTCGATGGAAAAATCCACTTGGCGCGTGAGCCTGTTCCCTGCACCGACATCCCCACCGAATTCGGCCCAAAATTGATGACATTGCCGCCATAATTCGGATTTATCAAAATATTGCTGGTGCTCGATGTCGCGTTAACCGCGGTGACACAGTCGAAATAAGGCGAGACAAATGTATTCAATCCATTGTGGTTAAAAGTTATTGATAAGCACGTCGGCGACACTTCGAGGTCAAGTCCGAAAAAAGTGTTTGAAAAATTGTAGCCATTTTCGAGGACGACACCGCGTCCACCGGTTCCCGACGCGGTTGCCGATCCGGAGACGCGCGAGAATTGGGTTTGCTCAAAGGCCATTCCCGCGGCCCCGCCCGACGAATCGCAAACGGCATAGATGTCGCTGTCCAGGACATCGTTGAATTGGCACGCCCCAGCCGAGGGACTGGCGCTCGAGTTATTGACGATCAGATGATCGATCTTTATCGAATTATGCGCATCGGAGAAATCGGTCTTGCCGACGATGACTGCGTATCCAGGGGCATTGGCGTTGACAAACAGGGACCCTTCCTCTTTGAAATAAAAGCATCCGGTAGGGCTGCCGGAGCTGCCGCCACCGCACTGAATTTGGATTACGGGCCCTGTCGGCACGCCTCGGCCGTCTAGCGTGGCGCCATTTGAGATCAGGCGAAAGCCGTTGGCCGCCTGGCTTGCGTAGTCGATTACCAGGCCCGCAGTGACTTTGTAGGTGCCTGCTGGAATATGAAGCGGCCAATTATTCGCGATCGCGCTGTTTATCGTGGTCTGGATGGCCGTGGTGTCGTCGTGGCTATCATCCCCCACCGCACCGTTGCACCGCACATCGATCCACGGGCGACCGGAACACATCAGGACGTCACCGCCGAGCGTGGCAGTGCCCGTCGTCGACAAGGTCGAGAAATTTCCTGGTGATTGGGCGAAGGACCGGGCCGTCAGCGCTGCACACGCGGCGCCGACAGCGATCCCGACCGCGGCAATCTTGGAAAGAGACATCATCGCACCCCACCCCGGTCGTCTCCATTGCCGCCGCCGTGCCGACCTGTGGCTGCGTCGCGGGACACGTCACCGATGGATCGATATTCATGTTGTGTTTTCGACAACTAACCTCGTTACCAGCGCCGCGCGGCGTAGGCTTGACCGGCGGCGGAGCCATAGAGGCTGACCGCGCCCGCGGGCTTATATCCAGGAGGCGTCGCAAATACACTGCCCGGCGCGATTGGGATCGAAGCTCCTCCCGATGTTGCGACGCCAACATCGGAAACATAGACCGCCGCCGCGGAGTTGTTGGCGACCAGCCAGCCGTTGACCGGCACGATCCCGCCGAACAGCGTTTGTGCAGAGCCGCCGGCGACAACCGTGCCACTGCCGTCGCTTGCCACCGAACCGGCGGTATTGATTACCGGCAGCGGCGCCGCTGAGCTGACCGGCGTCGCGATCCCGGCGACGATCGCGGCGGGCGAATGCAGCGGCACCAAATTGCCGGAGCTGTCGAGCCCGGTCGATAGCGACTGCGTCGTCGTGTTCGCATCCTTGACCAACAGGGGCACAGACTGTGTCCTCCTTAACTCGCTAGTTTACGGTTTAGAGCGGCTCGGCTGGGACAGCTGGCCGCTCAGTTGACGATAGATGTCGTAAATTCCTTCGCCGATAATCGGGACCAGCAAAAGGTCGGTTATCGCCCAAACCAACGCATCGACACGGTCCGGAGAGAACCCCAGCCGGGCGCTTTCCGTACCGTCAAAGCCGCCTCGGATCAGGCTGCACATCTGATCTTCCAGTTGCGGGAAGACACCCTGATGGTGCACCCTCCCCTGCTCATAGAGCGCAGCCACGGGTTCGGCCCGGGTAACTTTGCCACGCGACGCACGGACCGGCGCGAACGACAGATCTGGATCCATCACCCGCAAGGTCGACTCGACCATTTCGCCGCCGTTGTTGACTTCCGCTACTACCCGGTCGGCATGATGCGCGTGATATGCCGCTACCGCGGTTTTGGCCCATTCCAAAGGCCGGTACCGTCCGGAAAGATCCGCTAAAACCCAACCGTGACCGTCCGCGTCTCGGCCGGCGACGATAATGCCCGTCTCATCCGCTGTTTCGCCCGAGGTAACCGCCGGATCAATCGCAACCACGATCCTTGCTAAGGGAGGAGCGATGCGTCCGCGCGTAGCCTCGATGCCATCCCGATTCCACAACCCGCCCGGAAGATCATCAAGGATTTCGGCCTCGATTTCCTGCCTGCCGAGCCGGGTTCCTTCATATTTGCGAATGATCTGGTCGAGGAAGTTCGGTGCCAGGTTGGGCCGGTTGTCATAGGTTGTGCCGCGCGTCACCGCGACTGCTGGGTCCTCGATCAGCGCCCTCAGCAGCTTGGTTGGCCGCGGTGTCGTGGTAACGACGACCCGCGGATCCTCGCCCAAGCGCAAACCGAACATCAGCATGTGCCAGGCGTCCGGATAGCGCCAGCTGGTAAGCTCGTCGCACCATGCCGCATCATGCTGCGGTCCGCGCAGCCGCTCGGGCTCATCCGCGCTGTAAAAGGTGGCAATCGCTCCGTTGGGCCAGGTCAATTGGCGCTTTGAGGGCTCGTAGCGCGGCCGATCCCAATGCGGCGAAATCGCCAGGATGCCGCTTTCGCCTTCGACCATGACACTGCGGGCATCAGCAGCGGTCGGTGCGACGAGCGCCAATCGGCGCGCGGTTCGTGCAGCCACCCGCGCGCGCACCAACTCCGCCCCGGTTCGCGTCTTGCCGAACCCGCGACCGGCCAACAGCAGCCAAACTCGCCAGCCACCCTCCGGCGGCAGCTGATTGGACCGCGCCCAGAACGGCCAATCATACAGCAGCGCAAGGGCTTCGTCAGGGTTCAGCGTGTCAATGATTCTGTTTCTGACCGCCTGTGGCAACGCGGCGAGCCAGCTGGCGTGCAAACACGTCACGCGTCCTCCGCGAGACCGGCCGCCGCGCTCTCCTGCCGGCGCCGGGGCGAGCCCGCGAGCATTGCGAAATGATCCGCGCCAGTGTCGAGCTTCACCATTATTTCTTGACGCGTCACTCGATTGTTCCCAAGGCACCACCGACCGCGTCTGCCGTAAAATTTTACTATCATGAACACCGGAGCGTATTATTAAATCATTCAAGGTCGCTGGCAAACGCCAGCACTCGTTCTCGTTACAATTTATCGACTGGGCACAATATAGGCGGTTTAAAACTCGCGATCCCTTCGAGCGGCACCGCGGCCTCCCCGATGGGCTCAAACCAGATCGCTGCGGCCGGCTTTGCCAATTTCGCTGTCTTATACCAGATCAATCCGGATTTGTCAATCGCAAAATCTGATTATCGCAATCATGCGGCATGTTGGTAATGCGTTTCGAGCGCACCCAACGCCGCGATCAGTATCCCCGAAGCGGCCTCTTGGCTGACCCGACGACCATTCCAGCCTTGTTCGAACGCCCATTCCTTTAGCGAGCACTCCCAGCCGACGACATGCCATAGGCATGATCCGCCGGGCGAACTCGGACCACCAACCGCGACGATCGCCCGCCAGACATGCTGACGGGCGTTTTCGACCCGCAACCCCGTTTCGCCACCGTCCTTCGCCCGGCCGGTTCGGCTATCCCTCGGTCGCGAATAGTCGAGCGCGCGCAGCGGATCGAGCTGCGCTTTAAGAAAGCGAACGCGAAAATCTTCTGCGGCTTGGCGCATCCCCGCGGTGATGGATCCCCGTCGTTCCATCGTCGCCAAGGTGTCGACGGCGCGGTAAGGGCGCGCCGAACGGCCCATTTCATCGGCGATCGGACGGTCCAGCCGTTCGACCGCCCCTTGCCGGATGCGCTCGTCGGTGGGAGCCAACTCCTGTTGAGAGGCTGCTGACAGGTTTTGTCGTCCTGATTTCAGACGGGTCATTCTATTTCCGAACAAATCATGAACAAACCGGTCACGAAAAACAGCGGACGGCGTGCTCCAGCCGTCTCAAAAAACGCTGCGACGGTTCGCCGCCGTCTCGAGCCCGACGCCCGCCGACGACGCTCGCCAGCGCTTCGACCTCGCGCAACCGCTTGACTTCCTCGCTCGTCCCCCAAGGAACGTGGCACAGCCTGTGATGGTCCGAGCAATAAGGCGAGCCTATGCGCCGCCGTACCCCGCAATTTCGGCGTTCACCATTACCGCCGAGAGGATAGGCGCACCCGGTATCGTTAGTGTCGTGCGGCTCGATAGATAGCGTCTCCATAGGTCCCTCGCACATTGACAATCGAATACCCTTGTTATCATCGCATCGCCATGATAACATGACTAGGTATGTTGTCAATATAGAAATTGCGTAAAGGGCATAGATGGACGCCTCCTGGTTTCACCAAGCTCTCGAGCGGATCGGCGCCACCCAGGCCGACCTCGCCCGCCACCTGCGGCTCGCCCCTTCGGCGGTCTCACGGATGCTCAAAGGAGAGCGTCAGATGAAGCAACTGGAGACCGTACAGGTTGCCGCCTTCCTCGGGGTGAGCCCGGACGAGGTGCTTCGCCATGCCGTCGCCGAGGTTGGTTCGCAACCCGCCGTCGATATGCCGCGCCCCGGACGTGGCCGCCCACCCTCGGCGCGGCCGTCGGGCATTGCACGCTCGCCGGACATGATCCCGATCCGCAGCGCCGGACGCGGCGGCAATGATCAGGAGATGTTTCTGCAGGATGAGATCGGCTACACCCCGCGCCCAGCCAATCTCGGCGGCGTGCGCGCGGCGTACGCCATCTACATGGTGGGCGACAGCATGGAGCCGCGCTACGAGCAAAACTGGCTATTGCACGTCAACCCGTTCAAACCGCCGAGGCGGGGCCGTGACGTCGTGGTCTACAAAAAGGGGCAGGCGGTGCTGATCAAGCAGTTCGTGGGCTGGGAGGGCGATACCCTGGTGCTGCGCCAGTTGAACCCGCCCGATACCCTGCGGATCCCGCGCTCGGACGTGGAGGAATGCCATCTCGTCGTCGGCACCGATCAGGAGGGCTGATCAACCTCGCAGCGCCACCCGTCTCCGCGCGGCGCTTCGATCTAGCCGCTGCCCGGCACGGGGACCTTGTCAGGCCGCCTCGGCCCGCGCCGCCTCCTCGATGACCAGACCGCGGTCCCCGGCGGTGACGCCCACCATCGACCCATCCGGAATGCGCCCGGCGAGGATCGACTGCGCCAACGGGTTCTGCAATTCGCGCTGGATGACCCGCTTCAGCGGCCGGGCTCCGTAGACCGGGTCGTACCCGGCGTCGGCCAGCCAGGCCATCGCCGGCGCATCGAGTTCGATCGTGATCTTGCGGTCAGCCAGCAGCTTTTTCAGGCGCTCGATCTGGATCGTTACGATCCCCTTCATGTCGTCGCGCGACAGCCGGCGGAACAACAGGATCTCGTCGAGCCGGTTAAGGAACTCGGGCCGGAACGCGGCACGCACCGCTTCCATCACCGCCTCCCGCGCGACCGACACGTCCGCTCGCTCGGGCAGGCGCGCCAACGCCTCGCTTCCGAGATTTGAGGTCAGCACGATCAGCGTGTTGCGGAAATCGACGGTTCGGCCTTGACCGTCGGTCAAGCGGCCGTCGTCGAGAACCTGCAGCAATACGTTGAAGACGTCGGGGTGCGCCTTTTCAACCTCGTCGAACAGGATCACCTGATAGGGCCGGCGACGCACCGCCTCCGTCAGACTGCCGCCCTCCTCGTAGCCGACATAGCCCGGCGGCGCGCCGATCAGGCGGGCAACCGAGTGCTTTTCCATGTATTCCGACATGTCGATGCGCACCATCGCGCTCTCGTCGTCGAATAGGAATTCAGCGAGGGCGCGCGTCAGCTCGGTCTTGCCGACGCCGGTCGGGCCAAGGAACAGGAACGAACCCATCGGCCGGTTGGGATCCTGCAAACCGGCGCGGGCGCGGCGGATTGCGTTTGCGACGGCGGTGACCGCCTCGTCCTGGCCGACCACGCGGCGCTTTAGCGCGCCCTCCATGTTCAGAAGTTTTTCGCGCTCGCTCGACAGCATCTTGTCGACCGGAATGCCCGTCCAGCGTGACACAACCCCGGCGATATGCTCCTCGGTCACCGCCTCTTCGAGCATGCGTCCGGCGTGCGTTTCC